TATTTAGTTCAAGAGTTGCAAAGTTCGAGTCTATAGAACTTTTGTGCACTTGACTTTTACGGCTCTTGCAACCCGACAGGACTACACACGCAAGCAATATCAAAGCAATATTTTTCATTATAATTCAAATGGTAGTATGAAACCCTTCAAATTCAAACCCGAAGTAGTTCGAATCCTTTTAATAGTCCGAGCTTTAATAGCGACTTGATCACCTTCACGACTCCCAGACGCATTCGTATTACCTTCAATACAATACATGGTATTTGTTTTGAGATCAAAAGACTTCACAATACCCACATGGCCAGCCGAGCTAGAACCATGTTGCCAAACAGCTATCGCACCCACAGCAGGGACATCTGACACTTTAAATATGCCATCAGCCTTAGCATTATTATAAGTTGCCAATACACCACCGTTAAAGCGATTCCGTATCACACTTGAAAGAGGAACAGAAGCATAAGCTTTCGTGTAGATCAACTTGGTAAAGAAAGCACACCATGCCAATCCTTTGTACCAACCCACTGATTTCATTTCCTTTTCAAATGCTGGATCATGAAAGCCAGCATTGCCAGTCTTCTCCGTACGTCCATTGTACCATTCCGCAGCATCAACTATAAATTGACTAGTTTTCATTTTTTTTTAACTTAAATAATTCGTTAACCTTTTGCTGAATCTGACCGATCCAGTACGTTTTACCCTTGCCATTTATTACCCCTAAATTTTCACCAATTGATATGATATTCTCAGTAGCTATGTGAACAGCTAGAAATAAATGTAACCAATCAAAAAACCAGTATCCGACATTTGATCCCTTCACATTAAAGCTTTCCGCAAAAGAGTTGCTCACAAAGAGCATTACGAGATAACAAGCCATTTTCAAGCTAAACCGACTCATTTTAGTAGAGCTTGCAGGTATTTGCGCAACCTTCGAAGCGACCATACCAGATAAAACTTCCATCATCATTACACACACGAAGGCAATAGTTGCCAATACGTCCAGACCTAAGACTTTATAAGTAGCAACAGATAGAACACTGGTTGAAAGAACCACAGCAGATACGTTGTATTTTAATGAAGGGAACAGAGAGCTGGTCAAATCCGACCAGTTCTCATATTCAAATGTTTTCAACAGTTTATTGATATGGTTCATTGTTATAAAGATTAGACTAGGCCAGAAATAATCGCACCTATAAATTGGGCTCTCTTTGGTACAGCTACGAAATAGTGTCGATAACCCAGTTCATTTGATTGATTTCTTGGATTCATCGCAGAAGGCAAATAATACTGCTTTGTCATCCCCGTCTTTTTAGCACAGGCAGAGATTTTAAAAGCGAATGAACCCCTTACATCACCTGTTGAAGGAACAGAGCCTAAGGCCTTTTTGGTCTTAGTAGCTACAGTATAATAAGGATTATTACCATAAGTGAAAATTTGAAATCCTGCGATAAAAGGAGCAGTTTCACCTGTATTATAGTTCACAAGTTTATCTCCAAAATTCTTACGGTCAAGCAAAATATCAGTTTCATGATCAGGACATAAAACAATGCGTAATCCAGTAGTATCACCATCTTCACCAACTAATGCTCTACGAAAAGTGACTAAGTCATCATACGTTAAACGCTTACGGCCATTCACTGTCTCTCCAGTAGTCACCAATATTGGCGTCTTAACAGAGTGACTATTTGGCGCCAAAGAATGGGCAGCTTTACCATATTTCTTTTTCAAGATTGCATTAGTAATACCAGTCGTGGCAGCATCAATTTTAGAATAGGACGAGCCCATAGCTTGATCATCAGACAATGTCACAACTTTAGGTTGATATTTATCTAAAGTAAATTGAAGTGTTTCGTCTTCATATTCTTGTACATCTAACGCATAAGCCGTATTATTAATTAGAACCTCTGGCTCGAAGTCAGTTGCCGCCAAATGGATAATACACTTTTCTGTCAAAGATCCTTCGCCCACAATTGTAATTTCACCTGCTAACTCAGGTATACCATCAAGCCAAGGAGCTTGGGTGTTTGTTGATACGGTCTGCTCAACACGAGCTTCCCATAATTCGGGATAATTTCCTGCCATTTTTTATTATTTTAAATTTTACACTTGATTACTTCGCAAATAGCTTCTTAAACCCATCAGGGTTACCATCCTTGAATGCTAACTTTGCTTCATCACTAAGCTTCTCAAAATCATCAATTGACTTTGGATCAGCTGCACTAACTTTAGCATTAGTAACTTGAGCGCCAAGCACCACCTTCTTGGGTAACCCATCGATAATCTTCTTAGCACCATCAAAGCCCAGAGCAGCAAACGTGTCTTTATTGTCACCCAATATTTGACCTTCAGTTATAGCCTGATCCAGTAATGCCGATAATGCTGCTGATTCTTGTTCTTTTATCTTGATCGATAAACGTTCACGTTCAGCCTTTTCAATTCCATGTGCAGTTTTCTCGGCTTGCAATGCAGCACCCATTTCCGAGATTGCCAGTGATACACTGTCTTCCGTATCACCCGGAGTGATACCAGCCAAAGCAAATGCTGTAACAGCCTTTGTGCTCAATTTTAAATTGCTCATCTGATTTTCTATTTTGATTTTTGATAATAAATTGTCTACTGGAGAAGCGGACAGCATGATAGATTTGATATCGGCATCACCCAACTCTTTGCCTTCAGCGAATAGCTTCAAAGAACCCGAGTTACTCGGTATGTCCACAATTGAACCTTCGAAAGCCTCTGTATTATGAAGTTCTAGACGATCACCATTTTCGACAAACTTGGTGTCACTATTAAAGTTGAGATATAAGGATGCTCCATTTAAAAAACCACGTTCCACCTGTCCCGCGATTTCCGCATAACGAGGTATGTCAACATCAAACACGGGATCAGCCAACAATAATGACCCTTCAATACGTATATTCTCCCACCGACCACATACCTCACCACGTTTATGCATGTATAGCATTACACCGTTTTTTTTAAGCCTTGTGAGCAGAATCTTATTATTAGGGACATAAAATCCGTGTGAGTTTTTCTCGTTCTCATCGTTAAGTATGAATGACTTTTTTGCCATAATATTTGCCTTATTTCCTGTTTTATTGACACAAAGAAATCCACAATTCCAACCTTTCTGAATTAACTGCGCAAGCATTGCACAACTAATTCAAAAACAGCCTAAATCGGGGGATTTTTGAGCAAAAAGGAAGATATGGCATTATCAAAAACCCAAGCAAAAGAGTATGCTAAGACATTATTTGTAAAAGAAGATCTGCATCAGAAGATTATCGCTGAGCGTGCAGGTGTGACCGAAAAAACTATTGGCAAATGGATTATCGAGGGAGGATGGAAAAAACTTAAAACATCACTGCTGACAACTAAAGACAATCAGATTGCCAACTTGTACGATCAGTTAGAAAAAATCAATACGGAGATTAAGACTAGGCCGATCGTTTATGATATTCCTACTAGTGTACTGAAACCCATTAAGCTGAAAGATGCTCATGGTGATGAGATCCTGAAGTACCAAGATTACAATCCAACAGATTTTCCTATAAAATTGGGAAACTACCCGACTAATGGAGAGGCTGATATTATTTCTAAGATCACCTCATCAATTGCCAAGCTAGAAACTGAAACTGGAGTTGGTGAAACTGTTGAGGTCTCAAAAAAACTAATCGCATTGATTCAACAAGATGATCTAGAATTTGCAAAGCGTGTGACCTCGTATTGTGATTTACTCATCCAAACCATGATCAAATAATGGCAACACAGAGCGATAAAAAATATCTTGAAGAGTGGAATACTTTTCGGGACAATATCAGTAGAGCCACTCCAATCGACCTGACCGAGACTCCAATAGCAAAAAGACAAAGGATAGCACGATTGGAGAAAGATGACGAAGCTTGGTTTGCTTATTACTTTCCTAACTTTTACTCATCAGAACCTGCTCCATTTCATAAGTGGTCTACTAGAGCAGTAATGGCCTGCCTAGAATTATACTTGGTACGCTCGTGGGCACGTGAATTAGCCAAGTCAGTCCGTACAATGATGGAAACATTAAAGCTTGTTTTGACAAAGGTCAAAGAAAACCTTTTGCTTGTTTCAGATTCATTTGAAAATGCAAAACGTTTATTACTTCCATACAAAGTCAACCTTGAGAGCAACAATCGTATTATCAATGATTATGGAGTACAGCAGTCAATTGGGAACTGGGAAGCTCACGAATTCAAAACCAAGTCAGGTGCTTCATTCAGAGCACTGGGAGCAGGCCAGTCTCCACGTGGTACACGTAATGATGCAGTACGACCTGACATTATCTTAATTGATGATATCGATACAGATCAGGACTGTCGTAACCCTGATATTATCAAAGAACGAGTAAAATGGATTGAAGAAGCCTTAATTCCAACACGATCTATCTCCAAGCCTTTATTGATTATTGCATGTGGTAATATCATCGCAAAGTACTGCTGTATTACTGAGATGGCAAAGAAAGCAGATAAGCATGAAATCATCAACATAAGAGATAAGAACGGCAAAAGCACGTGGCCAAACAAAAACACAGAGGAGAACATTGACCGTGTGCTGTCAACTATAAGCTTCAATGCTCAACAAAAGGAATATTTCAACAATCCGATTATAGAAGGTACAACTTTCAAGTCGATTAAATACACAAAAGCACCACCTATTAGAACCTGCGAGATGGTTGTAGTTTATGCTGATCCTTCGACATCAAATAAAGACAAGCAAAAAGGGAAAGGAGCTTCTCAATCATTCAAATCTGTTCAGATCATTGGTTTTAAGAATCATCAATACTTTACTTATTGGATCAGACTACAGCAGGTCGGAAATAAAACATTTGTGAACTGGCTTTATCAAGCAAGGGATTATTTGGAACAGCACAAAGTTGATCCTATAATCATGTACATAGAGAATAACTCTCTTCAAGACCCACATTATGAACAGGTGATTGAACCAGCTATCAAGATAAAAGCAGACGAAGACTGCGTTCCATTGATTCCTCTTCGAAAAGATTCAACAAAAAAGGGTGAAAAATACGATCGTATCGAGGGTACTCTTCAACCCATAGATGAAGCTGGTAATTGGTTATTTGATGAAAAACTCAAAGGAA